CCTGTCACATTGGACATGAGCGATCCGAGCAGACCCTGCAGCGGCTGCAGGCCCTGGTTCAGGGCCATGCCGGCAAGGTTGACCGCGATCCGTCGCAGCACCGAGTCGACCTGCTTGCCATCGACGGCAATGCTTCGCAGCGCGCCTCCCAACTGCGAGCCGAAGCTGGTTGACAGCCGCTGCAGATTGTCCAGCGCGGTCAGGAACGGCGCAGTGTCGGCCTCGATCGAGACTTCGACCTTCTCAGCCATGGATTTTCCTCTACTTGTCCGGATAGGCAGCCATCAGGGCCGCGAGTTCGCTGCGCTCCGGCGCAGCCGGAGCCTGGCCGAAATGGACGCTCATCGCGCGTTCGAGCTCGCGCGGGGTCATCGACCAGAAGTCTTGGGGGGAAAGCCGCAGCAGGCCGAATCCCACAGCCATCGCGTGGCCCCATGGGAATTCGTCTGGCCTGCCTGCCGCGGTCAGCGAGGGTCCGGCGAGCCGCCTCCTCCCGTGCCAAAAGTTGCCGCCAGAAGCTCGGAGACGATCGCGGCAAAGCCCGCCACGCCGCCTTCCGCCTGCATCGCGGATACCTCATCATCGGAAATGTCGTTGCCGCCGCCGCGCAGGCCCGCCCCGGTGATGCGGATCAGGTCGCGGGCGGACAGCCGGCCGCTGCCGAAACGCTCGACCAGCGCCCCCAGGTCCTCGGCCTCGTATGCCGCCTCCAGTTCCGCCAGCGCCCCTAGCGTCAGGCAGAGACGAAAGCTGCGCCCATCCAGTTCGGCGGCCACCTCGCCGCGTCTGCGGTTCACCGTCATGGCACCGCCTCGAAGCTCAGCGCGCCCGCCGATTCCAGACCGATCTCGAAGGTCACCTCGCCGTCGTGATTGCCCGCATATTCCAGCGCCGTGATCTGGAACGGACCTTTGATGACCCCGAAGTCGGGCACCGCCAGCTGCCAGTCGACGATCTCGGCCGCGAAGAAGCGCGACCGGATCGAAGCATCGGACTGGGCGTCCTTGAAGATGCCCGAGCCGCTCACCGCAGCGCGCTGGATGCCGCTGCCGGCCAGAAGCTCGCGCCATCGGCCCGCGGAGTCGGCATCGGTCACGTCGACGGTTTCGCTGTTGAATGCGAGCCGCCTCGAGCGCAATCCGGCGACGGTGACGAGATTGCCCAGACCATTGGTGTCGATCTTCAGCAAGAGGTCCTTGCCCCTCTGTGCAGCCATTTCGATCTCCTGGTGGTATTGAGTGGGGCCGCAGCTCAGGTGTCCGGTTCGACCAGCGCCCGGAACCGCAAGAGTCCGCGGTAGACGGAGAGGTCCTCGTCGAAGCGGACCTCCGAATATTCCTGGCGGAAGCTGACCAGGTGGAAGCCGCTCAGAGCCAGCGCATCCGGTCGCAGCGCCTCACTGGCCCGCTCGATGATCTCCAGTGCCTGCTTCTTGCCCTGTCCCTTCGACCAGACATGCAGGGTGAGGATCTGCTCCTCGCCGCTTTCTGTTCCTGTGCTCCAGTCGAACAGGCTGGTCCTGCCGAGGGTGATGTATGGGAAGCTCACATGCGGCGGCGCATGGTCATAAACCTTCGTCCCGCCAAGCAGGCCCACAAGCGTGTTATCGCCTGTCAGGGCGGCCACCACGGCCTTCTGCAGCTCAATCGCGGCGCTCATGGCGTTCGTCCTCCAACACAGCTCGTCTGCCGGCGAGTTTGGATCTGTCGGCTCTCTCGGGCGACGGATCGACGGCGGATTCACCAGCCTCACAGGCATCGGCCAACCCATGCGCCCTTGCCCGCAGCGCCCGGATCATTCCGTCCAGGGTCAATGCCATGGTCACCCTCACAGGCCGACCTCCCTGACTAGGCAGACCAGATAGCGCCCGGACTCGTCAGGATCGTGGACGCTTGCGATGTCAAAGACGCGATCCTGCTTCGCTAAGCGCATCCCGCTCGCCACGTCCTGTCGATGGCGTATCGTGATCCGGTGGGTGTTCTCTTCGAGCGTCTGGCCTGCGCCGAAGTTTGCCTTCTGCGCTACGGGCTCAAGCAGCCCGAACACGGTCGCGACTTCCGTCCACTCCGTGTCATGCCCACCCAGCCCGTCCGGCGTAAGGCCGGCAGCCTGAAGCAGCAACTCGTGCCGCAGCGCACCCGGATCTATGAAGGTGGAGCGCATCAGAGCCTCCGGTCCCGGTAGCCGGCGATCATATGCTCATACTGCGGCCGATAGGAGACCGGCTGTTCGTCGGGGCCATAGCTGGCGCGGAATTCGTGCCAATGCGCCACCAGCACCAGGATCGCCCGGCGCAACAGGTCCGGCACGTCTATGCCTGACTCTCCGAACCCCGCCCGGAAATCCACCTCGAGCCCGTTCATCGCCCGCATCGCCGGCGGCCTGTTCAGAAACAGCAGCCGCGCTGGACGGGAGACCAGATCGGCCTGGTAGTCGCCGGGGTTCACCGGCGAAACTTCACCTTCACCGTCATAGGCGGTGACCGAAATGACTTCCCGCACCGGGTGCCGCAACAGCAGCACGACATCGTTGGCCGGCAAGCAATCGAGCGCGAGCCGCCAGTCCTGCTCTATGAGAGCCAGTCCGGTGGCCCGTTCCACATCTTCGCGGGCTGCTTTGATCAGCCCGGCCAGAAGCTCGTCTTCGGCCGTTCCGGACAGGCGCAGGAACGCCTTCGCCTCAGACACGGCCACCGGCTCGACCGCCGGTGCAACGGTGCGCAATAACGTCATTGAACACTCTCGTCTGGAAAAAAGAGCGGCCCTGGCTGGGGTAAGCCAGGGCCGCGACGGCACGTCATCGGGAAAGCGGATGGAGGAGCCCCGCTTCCCGCGCTCAACCACGAGCGCTCAGGTCGTGCCGTATTTCATCAGCTTGATGGCCTCGAAGTCCTGCACGCCGCCACCGACGCGCTTCGTCGTGTAGAAAAGCACGTAGGGTTTTGCAGAGTACGGATCGCGCAGCACCCGCACGCCGGTCCGGTCGACGACGAGATAGCCCCGCGAAAAATCGCCGAAGGCGATCGGCGTCGCATCGGTCCCGGCATCCGGCATGTCCTCGGCCTCGACCAGCGGAAAGCCCATCAGCATCGCGCGCTGCCCGGCGCCGGCCGGCGGCTGCCAGAGATAGTTGCCGTCCGCGTCCTTCAGCTTGCGGATAGAAGCCTGGGTCTTGCGGTTCATCACCCAGGTGGCGTTCTGGCGGTAGCCCGCCTTCAGCGCGTAGACCAGATCGATCAGTTTGTCGGAGGGATTGCTTGTCGGCAGCCCGCCGGCAACGCCGGTTGCGACATAGCCGATCTGACCCCACGCCCAACTCGCGTCGGCCACCTTGGTGTAGTCGAGAAAACCCTTCGGCTTGTTGGTGCCGTTGCCGGTCACGAAGGCCGTGCCTTCCTGCTCGGCGAAGGCCGTCTCAATCTCCGCAGCGATCCACTGGTCGAGATCGACGACCGCGTCCTCAAGCAGCGCCGGCGTCGCCGCAGGCATGGCGTAGAGCTCGGCCGTCGGAAACTGCAGCTCGTCGAGCGTGGGCGACGCGGTCTGAGGACGCGACGCGGTCTCGGCCACCCAGCCGACCGCTGGCCCGCTGATGGCGAAAGGCTTCTTCAGCACCGCCGAAGAGACCTGCCGGACCGAAGCTATGGAGCGGATCGGCGAGATCTGCGCCAGGCGCTTCCCGATCTCCGCCTCGATCTCGTCCGGCACCAGGTAGCCGCCGTCCGCTCCGGAGCCGTAGGACATCGCCTTCACATCGAGCGTCCGCATCGCCCGTTCGTCGCCGCGGCGCAGATAGGCATCGAAGGCGGCCTTGTGCTCGGAAGGCGCCTCCCGCCCTGTGCCGCCGAGTGCCGGCCGCAGGCGCTTCAGCGCAAAATCGTCCAGTCTGCGTTTCTGCTCGTCAAGCGCCGTGGAGATGCGCTCGACCTTGTCGGTCGTCACCACGTCCGCGCCGAGCCTGCGCTCGATCTGCGCCAGCTTCTCGTCGTTGGACTCCTTGAACGCTTCGAACGTGGTCATGAACTCGCCGAACGCGTCGGCGAGGTCGGCGTCCGCCGATTTTGTCTCAAGCCCGCTGGGGCTCGCCAGTTGGGTCATCGTGCTTTTATCCTCTTGATGTGCATCATGCGTGTCGCCTCGCGAAGCCGGTTCACGAGGTCGGCTGTGGTCCCCGGCGCCGCATCCCGCTCAGCGACCAGGCTGGCGTAGCCGCGGGCGATCACCGCCCTGGCCTCGCCGCGCGTGAGGCCCGCATCCCGCGTGAGCCAGCGTTCGAAAGTGCGGATCGTCGGCAGCGCGCGCCTGCCCTTCACCGTCTCGACGCGCGCACCTGGCAGCATCGGGAAGGTGACGATCGAGATCTCCCAAAGATCGGCCTCGATGATCTGCCGCACGCCGCGCGCGGCATCGGCGCGCGCCTTCACGGCGCGAAAGCCGATGGAGAGCCCGTCCAGCGCACCCGCCCGCATCAGCGCCAGCACCTCGCGCGCCCTGGCGACGTCCTTCGCCAGTTGCCCGCGCACGAACAGGCCCCGCGCATCCTCCTTGAGTTCGGTCCAGACCCCGATCGGCTCGCCCGGATCATGCTGGTAAAGCATGCGCACGCCAGCGGCCCCGCGCTCGCGGATCGAGCGGGCAAAGGCGCCGCGCAGCACCATGTCCTTGCCGAGATCGACCGCGCCGAACAGGCTGGCGTACCCGGAGAACGCCCCGTCGGCCTCCACCTCGTCCAGCGCCAGCTCCGCATATTTGCGCTCGCATGCGCCGCGCCGTGCGATCATTTCCCGCTCCCGTTGAAAATCCATCCGAGCCCTTCGGCGAACATCCGCTTCAGCAGCCCCAAGGCCCACCAGGCGCTGAGGCTCGCGGCCGCCGCGCCCATCAGCGCCATCTCGGTCGAGCCGATCGTCTCCTCGAGGCCGAGTTCGGTGGCGATCTTCAGGCCGGCCGTGCCGCCGAATACCAGGCCACAGACCAGCCCGACGGCGAAGCGGATCGCCGCCTCGCGCCGCCCTGCCGGCAGCATGTAGGCAAGCGAAACCGCGGAGCCTGCGACTGCGCCGGCCCCCTTGGCGACCCAAATCCAGGCCGCCTCGTGAAGGTCTGTCATGGTGGGTGTGTCCGTGTTTGGGGGGGGGTAGGGGAGTAGGGCAGTAGGGCAGTAGGGCAGTACGGAAGAAGAAGAAGGAGGCGCCGACGAGCTAATGAGTAGACGAGAGCTGTTGCGCGACCCGGGTTTGATGCAGGCCCGCAATAGCTTGCGAGGGTCCCCTACTGCCTACTGCCCTACTGCCGAGTGCCGGCTGTCTACCTTCCGTACCCCACCGCCTCCCGCTTCTCGTCATCGCTGAGGAAATCCGCCGCCCCGACCCTGGCCCACAGCGCCTCGCGCTCAGCGGCCAGCCCCTCCATCTGGTCGGCATCGAACCACAGCCGCAGGTCCCGCCCAAAAGCGGGCGCCAGCCAGGCAGTGAGCTCGCGTGCCGTGCGCGCCACCAGCGGCAGCACCGTCATGCGATAAAAGGCGCGGTTGGCCTCCTGGTAGTTGGCATAGGTGTTGTCGCCGGGAATACCGAGCAGCATCGGCGGCACGCCGAAGGCAAGCGCGATGTCGCGGCTCGCCGAGTGCTTCGCCTCGATGAAATCCATGTCCTTGGGCGACAGGCCCATCGTCTTCCAGTCGAGCCCGCCCTCGAGCAGCAGCGGCCGCCCCGCCCGGCTCGCGCCCGAATAGCCCTCCTCCAGCTCCGCTTTCAGGCGGTCGAACTGGTCGGGCGTGAGATTGCTGCCGTCCTTCGGCGCATAGACCAGCGCACCGGAAGGCCTGGCCGAATTGTCGAGCAGAGCCTTGTTCCAGCGCCCGGCGGCGTTGTGCGTGTCGAGCGCCATCAGCGCCGCCTCGAGTGGCGGAAAACCGCAATGGTCGTCGAGCGGATGAAACAGCATGAGGTGCAGTGCGCCCTCGCCCGGTCGACCGGTCGGCACCAGCCGCTTGGCCGCGCCGCTCCTGTATTCCAGCGCCACCGGCCAACCATTGCCGTCGCAGGCGACCGCCAACCGGTCTGGCCGCAGCAGGTGCAGTTCCCGCGCGCCGCCGCCGTCCGCCAGCTCGACATAGGCGTTGCCGGAGATCAGCAGGTGTCCGTAGAGCGCCCCGAGGAAGGTCGCGCCGGCCTGCCGCGGGTTCGGCCGCTCAAGCAGCGCCAGCAACGGATGCTCGGTCAGCTCGGCGTCGCCGTCATAGAGCAGCCAGGGCGCGGCCGATGCGGTCTCCGCGATCAGCCGCACCGCGCGGTGCACGATCGGGTTACGCATAAAACCTTCGCGCGCCAGCGCCCCATAGTCGCGCCGCGTCCACGCGGCGTCGGCCTGCATGTGCAGCGCCACGAACGAGCCGCCCCAGCCGCTCTTCGCCTCGGCCACGCCTCCGCCGTTCCGGGCGCCACGGCGCCAGGGCCATTTCAATTGCATTCGCGTTTCCTTGATTGGCGCCTCTATCTCCCCCCTTGCGGGGGAGAATGGATTTTCATGACCTTAGGCGAGCAGCCGAAGCCGCAGGCGAGGCGTTCGCGAGACTAAGTCATAGAAAATCCAAGAGAGGGGCTATTCGCTCCATAGCCCCTCTCTTGCGATTTCTAGCACTTACCCTCGCCGCGCCTTTCAGGCTTGCTCGGCTAAGATGCTGAAATCGCTTTCTCCCCCGCAAGGGGGGAGATGATCCCCTACTGCCCTACGCCGCCCTCACCCTCGGCTCCCCGGTCCCGCCCGGCATCAGTTCCGTCACCGCCCAGACCAGCGCGTCAACGCGGTCGGGCGAACGGCCGCCGGAAAGACCGTCCGGGCCAAAATCGCACATTTCGTCCTCGAGCAGCGGGAAGCGGCCGGCATGCACCACCCGCCCCTGCTGGTAGAGCATCGCCACCGGCTCGGCGCGCGTCCATTTTCCGCGCCGCGCCCGCACCGCCTTGACCGGCACGGAAGGATCGGCGGCGCGGATCACCGCGCCCACCATGTCGCCGCCCTGGTTGACCTCGGCCACGATCGCGTCGGCCTCGAGCCGATGGTAGAGCGCCACCGCCGCACCGGCCCAGTCCTGCGGCCGCGCCGCAGCAATCGTCGCATCGGCCAGCACCACCGCCCTGCCCTCGGCATCAACACCCGCCGCGACGATGCCGCAGGCGTCGGATCTGCGCCGCGAACTTGCCGGCGGGTCGACCGCCACGACGATCCGCCTGAGCTCCGGCACGTCCGCCATGAACGCCGCCTCGACCAGCGCGCGCGGCCACAGCGCGTCCTCGCGGTCCTCGATCAACTCGCCGTCGAGCTCCTGGCGTCCGAGCCTGGTCCCGCCGTAGCGCTCCTCGATCGCCTTCATGAAACCGGGCGCCAGGTTCTTGGCGTTGCCGGCCGTCGCCATCCGCATTTTTGCCACGCCGGGGTCGGCCAGCAGCTTTTTCATCAGCACGGTCGGCCGCGGCGTGGTGGTGATGATCTGGCGCGGCAGCGTCC